GTGCTCCATACACTGGCCGGATCTGTTGTTGATTCGGTTTTGCCCATACTCATTGTAGTTGCCTCATTAATACTGTATATGCCTGGCTATAGCCATAGCGTTTTAGTTTACGTTCCCAGCCTCTACGACCATTTATATAGATAGCATCGCAGCCCTGCTCGATTGCTAAGTGTTCAGCAACACTCATGAACTCATCTAGCCAGCTATCCAATTCCGTACCACCTGCTGTCATTAAGCACATTATACGCTTTTGAGGCTTGTTTGAGATTTCCATAGTAACCACGCTTAAAATCTCACCCTGGTAACTCATCACTATAGGGACTATCTGATGTTTCTTAATGCCGTGATATACGTCATTTAAGCTCAGTTCGTTCTGGGCATAATCTAAGCCTGATTGGATAAAGGGTGAAATATCATCCCAGGCTGTGTCTAGTTGGTTTGTTTCGACGCCATAAATATCAATATCACTCATAATTTCACCCATGCGCCAGCCTCATAGCCGTAGTACCCCTCACCACTACCAGGATTCCAATTGGTTCCGTCTGCATACACTATCAACCCATTTCTAGGCTTATCTGGTGCTGCGTTTAGCTCATCAAGTTTGAATCCTTCCTGGCCAGTGATAACGCCTACATTAATTCTGCGAAACTCCCCCTCTAAATACCTGATTAGCTGGGTAGTATCTAAAGGAACTGGATTAGGTACATACATCAGTATTTCCCGCAATGAATCTTATCAAATGCAAAGCCATGACATTTCCAGTGAACTCCAGTGTCCTGTGTTCTCATACGAATAGATATAAATCTACCTTTCGTCGTGAAATAAGCCTCTCTATCCGTACCGACCATATAGACAACCTCGTTACCCCAGTTTATTTGATCATCTGGGTGGTCTTGCGTGCCTAATCGAATATAAATCTTTGTGCCTGCATCGGCTGTGATCCTGGGTCTAACAGACTTAATCATCTTGATATTTTCAGGATCTCCAAAATCCATAGATAACTTTTCTAGACTTGAAGCCATAGCCGCTCCATCAAAATCATTAGTTTGATCTAGCTGGTTTATTGCCAATGTTGCAGCACCAGCTATGTTATCCGCCGTAGAGTTCTGGTTATACTGGTGATAAAAGTCTGTAGTCGCGTTGTACGTGGTTGTAGTGGCGTTATAGGTTGGACTTGGCACCATATTTGCCAGACCAGACGCTAAATGCCTTGAATCTGGTAAGTCTCTAAACGTCCACGTATCATCCTTCCAATTCCATACCGCCGCGACAGTTGACCAAGTAGCCCCGGTTTCTGGATAGCAGAACCAGACTTCATTTTTAGTGTCATTTCTGACCACATAAGAATTCTCTACATTGGTTGAATCAATACCTGAAAAAATAGCGTTTCTTACTCGTTTTGCAGCTATAGACTCAACATTCTGTCCATCAAAAACAACAATATCGCCATCGGAAGCAACAAAGTGATGGCCTTTAAATTCTGTTATACAGTTTTTAGTTAATAACCCTGAGTTGACCTGCATCTTATCAATCGCCATGACTGATGTGCCGCCTACCAGACGCATTAAGTAAATACTGTGGGTTTTATAAATAACAAACATGTCTCTTAGTTGATGCCCGTCAATGATCTCCCCTCGATCATCTGTTAGATAAGCATCACCCGCTAAAGTAGTTGGATCTGTTATATCCCAACTTGCAGGCAAAGCGCCCGCGTCAGACGCATCTGACCATAGGACACGATTAGGGCTTACTGTGCCTGATGTGGTGGTATTCATAGCCACCATGAAGCTTCTGAACGGCCTAATTGACTCACATATTGTATTAGCAGGGAAAGCCGGTAAAGCTGCTACATCATTGGCCGGGTTTTTATCCCAATACCACGGAGGATCTACAGCGTTATTCAAAACAGGGAAAGTATTAAACAGTGATGAATCCCAATTAGTGCTAGAGGCGACCACAGCCGTATTTGATAGATCTGTATCGGTTACGAAGTCAGTCACCCTAACAAGCCCATCGCCAGCATATACCCATGCCGGGTCACTGTGATCACCATTAAATAACAAGTGAGTAGCTTGCTCTGTTGTTACATCTCCCTCACTCTCGCCAAGAAACTTTTCCGCCGTCCTGTCAGTAAAGCGCATATTGGTTGCGTTAGTATAGCTGGCCTCATCCACATCAAGCGGATTAGTGTCTTTTACAATTCCTAATGGATCAAACCCTATAGGCGTGTATTTACCCATTAAACCCGCACCCTGGCCCACCAGTGAACCGTAATATCTAAAACAAGAGAATGGTTATTTCTTACGTTAAAACTCAAATCACCCGCTGCTGGTAATGTTGTTACATTAGGGCATGTCTTACCATCCCTTGCATTCCACACGGCCCTACCACCGGCTGACAGGGCAAAGCCTGCTGCTTCGTCTATATTGGCTGTAATACCGCTGATTGATAGAGAAAACCCGAAATCTATATCGTCAGTGGCTAGTCCATGAGTTACATCTGTTTGTCCTGAGTTAGTGCCTGCTGCCACAGCAGAAAACGTATGAGAGCCAGTAGCATAGCCGCCTACACTGTTAATCTGATCAGTCGTAAAGGTTACCCCATCCATAAGGTTTAATTCTGATGTAGTCGCTGTCAGACCATCAGTTATATTTAACTCATCTGCTGTCGCGGTTACTGCTGCCGCTCCCAGGTTGGGTAAACTGCCCTGCATGGCTGTTTTGACGTTCCTTAAATGATCATCAGCTTCATCAAGTGTATCAGTGGAGCCGTCTGGCCATGCTGAGTTAAGGTCTTCAATGTATGTAACGCCAGTTTCGAGTGCCATTAGCTCACCTGTATTGATGGTAAAATGTATCTTCCGCTTGTCGCCACGCTATTAGCTGAGGCTGTTTGAGATGTATAGGCCTCTGTCCATATCGCTAATTGATCATTGTCCTGGGTAAAAATGGAGACTTGCACCATCATGGCCGCCAGATAGATCATAGGTGTTGCGGTTAATACGTCATTGGTTGAATTACTGGTTAATGTAGGAACTTTAGCAAAATAAACTAATTCACCGGTATAGGGATCTGATGCCTCTATACCTGGTGAGAATTCTAATTGACCAGCAACTATCGTAAACGCTCTGGGATGCCCTGTAGACTGCGAATAAGTACCATCTAGCACTTGGGGTGTAACTTGCCTTAATGGGACTCGAGCGCCGCTTATCTCCATCTCTAAGGCGCGCATTTCAAGATAATCAGTGGGTAAATCAAAAAAAGACGCATTAAACGTCTGTGATTCCCGCTTTTCCATCTCTTGTGAGCGTAGATCCCGATTAATCATACCCTCGGCCAACTGACAAAAGGTATCCATCCTTGCAGCTAAATCAGACCTATGTGCGAACTTGCCGACCTCATCCTTAAGTTCTGTGTAGGTGGTAATCATGCCAGTATTGTATTAGTCGGCACAGCTACACAAGGCGCGTCTGAGGCTGTAATAGTTGTTGTGGCTGCTGCATGTGCTAAATCCCAGCCAGCGTCCCAAGCATCATGCGCTGATGATCCTATAGCGTGCGGGTTATTAACCTTTGCATACGTAGCAGAAGCGCCCTGAGCTCGGTAATGAATACCCTCACTATAGGCGCGTGATTCTTTGGGTAAGAAGCCGATATTTGTAGCAACCCCTGTACATAAATAACCAGGCATAAATCACCTCTTTTTCTTGCCCTGCTCTTTTGCATTCAAAAGGTAAGGCCTTGTTAATTCATGACGCATTAAGCCCTTCCAGGCTTTAGTACGTATCTCAGCATCCTGTGAATCAATCTCAGGAAAGATCATGGCTAACATAGCTCTATGATCTTCTGGTATTGAGAAAGCAAGGCGGCCAAAAGTTAAGTCTTTGACCGCCTCTGCTGCTTTCGCACACTCAACATTAAAATCCATCTCTAACTTGTCGCGCTTCTGCATCTGCTTTAATGCGTAGATTGCATATTCACGCTGAGGTTTTGACAGATCAAGTCGAGGCATATGTCACCTATGCTGTAACTGCTGCTGTGTTGTCGATTGAACAGATCAGGCCATGAGCCTTCTCAGTAGTACATACAAGCGTCCAATCAACAGCCATCAGGCGATTATCCGCTAGACCGGTTTTAGCCAGTGTCTCAACACGGTAGCCATGCAGGTATGAAACCCTTACATGAGCCGGATCAATTAAGAACATTGAGCTCTCATCAGTCGCGTAGTTCTGCTGGATGCGGTTAGGTGTCAGCTCCAGGGTAATACCGAAATCAGTCACAAACACATTCACAGAACCTTTCGCAGTTGCCGCACCGTCAGCCTGACCGGTATCACTTGTAAGCGTCGCAACACGCGCACTTGAAGTGAACAGGTATTCAGAGAACTTACGAATCACCGAAGGTACTGCCATTGCTACAGTTGGCGAACCGCCATTCTCATAGCAAGATTCAGCAACATCACGTACCTTAGTTTCAGTGAGTGCTTCTGCTGTGCCTACAGTGGCCGCATCAACAATACCGGTAGAGGTATTAAAACCACCTGCTGAACCACCAGAGCCGAAACTAACATTAGTCTCTAACCAGGCATTCAAACCAGCCGATTGACCCGCTACTGAATCAGTACCAGCAACAGATGGAAGGTTACTCAAACAGCCTGCTTCAACATCACGCTTTAGCTCTTGTTGTCGCATCATCACATCATAAGACAGACGGTTGCCATAGCCGATTGCATCTGATTCGATTGCTCGTGTCGATACACGAACAGTCTTACCTGAAATCTGCGAGTGGTTGCCTACACGATTTCCAAGACTATTGGTGAATGTAGGTGCATCAGCACCATCAACCAGTTTGTTTGTGATTACAGGGGCGCTCAGTGCGTCCTGAGTCCACTCGTAGTACTCGTTACCGTGGGTATCAGTTCCCGCCATGTCGCAGAATGGCAGAGGGATTTTGGAAATATCCCAAATTTGCTGCATAACGTCTTCATTAATGAGGCCGCCATACGCCTGGGATTTAAGGTTGTAGCTATCAATATTTGCAGTAGACATAAGATTTACTCTCTATTCACTAGGAGGGCATTCACCGCGTTTACCTTGTCGCGGGTTTGTCCTGCCCTTGCTTTTTCAGTTAAACGCTTGAGAGAGGCTTTCTTACCTGCTGAAATGTTACTGGCTTGTCCAGGCTTTAACACTTTAGGCGCTGTATCGATACGCTTCTCACTGGCCTTGCCTTTCATCTCGTAGAGTTTCGAGGCTTCAATGATTAAGTGCATCAATCGTGAATCATCAACATTATTAAGATCTGCCGGTGTAAACCCATAATTGGATATAAAACCATTTAATCTTTCTGCTGTTTCTGATCTCACCTTGTCATCCTTTAGTTCTGGAAGACGTTCAAACAGTTGTTGCTGTTGGGCTGCTTTAAACTCGGTTCGCCTTGCCTCAACTACCTGGCTTACGCTAGATAACTGCTGTTGTGCAATTTCAAACCTACCCCTTAGCTCTGTTTGTTTCGCGCTCCATTCTGCTGGATTGGTGTGCCTTAGTGCTTCTAGCTCTGGGCTATTCGCTTCCTGTTGTACTGCCAGCATTTGGGCCTGTGCCTGTATTAATTCTGGTGGTACTGGTGGCGTTTGTTTAAGCCTTTCCGCTTCAGCTTGCAGAGTATCTCTCTCACTCTGTAGTTTTGCCTGTGCTTCTTGGTTATCAAGGTAGAAGTTCTTCAACTCGCCTAATGATACGTTATCAGCATTTGGCATTTTAAGACTTAACGCATACATGTCCTCAATGGGAATATCTAGCTCTTCAGCAAGGTTGTTAAGCGTTTCAATGTCTTGTTCAGCCGTTTCGGGCTGAGTTTCCAGCGTTTCACTGGTGTTAGAGGCATCTTCATGCTCTATGGGTGATTCTGTTTCTGGTTGCTCAGTCTCCTGAGACTCAGAAGTAACCTCTTCAGGTGTGGCTAGTGCTGATACTAAAATATCCGCTACTGCCGATTGTGGATTATTCATCCTCATTACTCCTTATAGCATTGATGATTGCAAATTGCAATTCTTTGAGAGCTTTCTGCTGATGATAGATAGCTTCACGCTCGTCAGGTGTTTCAGCTCGCCCCCAATCTTCAAAATATTTAGCTTCTAGCCGCCCCCTGGCCTTCTCTATAATCTTCTCCATCCTCTCTGTCATTGTCTGCATTGTTTTTACCCTTTATTTGTGCAAGTTCTAGATCAGTTGTTGCCTTTCCTACGATCTTAGCTTCCTCGATCTCTATCTTGGCGGCTAATTCATCATATTTCAGGCGTAACTCATCATATTTTAGCTTGATTTCCTGCTGATCGTTGTATGCGTTGCGCTGTACCTCAGCCACTTGAGCACCGATTAGCTGGTTTTGTAGCTTCTGCTGCTCTAATTGCTGCTCTTGCTGCTGCTGTTGCTTGCCCTGCATGGCTTGCTGGGCCTTCTCACTTCCTGGGTTAATCCAATACTTCTCAGGGTGATCTATACCGCTCATCCTGGCATGGTCTAGCAATGCTCTATGGTGACAGTCTTTATCAGTCACTATTCCTTCATAGCCCATCTGCATGTATTGCTCTTGCTTCATGATGATCTTCTCAATAGCAACCTGCTGAACCATGCGCTCTGTCTTGGTGAGTCCTACAGAGATATTAATCTGCTCCCTATCAAGCCACTGAGAAGGGTTGGAAGTAGACCATTCGCCGTTAATCTTTGCTGATAGTTCTTCTTTGAAGTACATCTTTAAGAACTTATGTACCAGGAGATAAGCTGATTTAATCATGGTTTCCGATAGATTCTTAGTAACCAGGGCTGATATCTGCTCTAGATTGGCCACTATGGTATTCACACCTGCATCACCCACATTGTGAGGGGTGTTCATCTGCTGAGTCTGTAGGTCTAAAGCTGAACCGGTACGCTCTGTCCGGACCTTATCCAGATACTCAAGGCCCATACTGCATGATGGCCCAATGTCATTGGTTGGCATCTCCTGTACTGCATCCTGATGTTTGACCCTTACCACTCCTGTAGCTCGACCATTCAACAGGTCGTCCATGTTGGTGTCTTCCTCAATGGCTTTGTACTTCTTATGGTTACCGATTAATGCGTTATCCATCCATTGGCGCAAGAACTGGGTCTTGCCATCCTGGATGAACTTCAACAGGTCATAGATAGATAAGCCATAGAACCTATGCCCCATAAGGAAAGCAACGCCAGTTGCATAAGGAATACAGGGCACTTCCTCAACCTCTATTAGATGATTCTGACAGGTAAGCACTTTTAACAGCTCGGCTATTCCATCACCATCTCTATCCACTCGAATATAGTGTTCTTCAATCTCAAGCATGTGCATGGATGGGTTGTTGTTGTTGAAGTTCTGCTCATCCTGTACCTGGTTGCGCTCTACCGAATCAACCTTAGTATCGGCTGTGGATCTTGGTAGTTCCATCACAAGCTTTGCCGGATAGCCTTCCTCAATCATCTCTGATCGAGTACGCCAGAAACGCTCCCTACAGTAAGTGGCATCTTTAATATATGGGGTTTTGATATCGCTGGACACTGCGAAGTTCTCAGGCGCTACAGCATCAGTGCACAGCTTTCGGGTAGTGATAACCCGTTTTACATTGAGTATGCCTTCCTCGGCTTCATACTTGGTTGCTATGACTTCCTCATTCTGTGACCTGGGAGCCATTACCTGCATTACCTCGATATCAGTCAATCCTTTGTATCTTTCCCTTTGAACGTCGATTTTCTCATCAACGTATATCTTAAGCACACCATTCTTGCTAAGAAGTGCATCCTTGATAACAGTCTGTAGATTAATAAACCCATCGTTCTTCTCCATCATTATGTAGTTGCAGAAGTCGCTTTCAGTCTTAGCCTGTTGCTCGTCCTGCTCATTCTCAGCCTCAAACTGTACGACTGTATCATTGGCGAAGGTAGGCATTATCTGAGCTATCATAGCGTGTACAGTGTCAGCTACATCCATTGATATGATATTAGAACCACCGTCCCTTTCCTGGCCGTTAGGCTTACCCAGGTAATATTTGAGGGCTTCTGTTCTGTCTGCTGTGAGCTCATCCGCTGCTGTCTCAGATCCCATAGCGCGGCTTGATTGATATCTGCACTCAGCGACAAGCTCAACATCGGTTAGTTTTTTAGGTTTCATCGTCTACCATCCAATCGTGAATAATCAAGGGGCTGGCCCCATGATTTAGTTGTTAATGTATTAGCAAAGGCATATACAAGAGCGTCAGCCATGCCCGGTGACTTCAAGCCTCTGCGCTTCATATCCTGCTTAGACTCTAAGAGTATTAAACTATTTCTATTGCCTCGCTTCCTTTGTACCCGGGTAAGTTCGGCCTTCAATAGTTTGATGTTCTTAATATCTGAGCTGATACTAATCAATTCATCTGGGTCAGTATAATCCCCGCTCTCAATGGCTCTGTATGTGGCCTCGAATCTATCCCTTAAATACCACCACCACTGTGCACGCTTGTTTGCGAATACATCTATATTCTTTCTATCGTCCTTATATCGCTGCTCTGGGTTTGTAGGTGTTTCAGATCCGCAGAACCCCTCTACCTTGATGAGTTCCTCACCACTAAGGGCATTCAGCTTGATTTTAACGCCCGCTCCTACACCTATTGAGTCATATACCAGGTTAGTACATCTTGCCTTATATGCGGCTTCCCATGCCTTTTCTGTGCTTTCTTCGAGGTCAAGGTTTAGCCAGGCTTCAACATCAGTCACTAATGAACCATGCCTGACTATATAGGCTTTGTTGTCCTTGCCCTCATCTGCTGGGTCATAACCTAATGTTTTAACGCCTCTTGGCTTCCAGCCCAGCTTAAGATGTGAATCGATAGCAGCATCAAACCACTCAGGCTGTATGATTGAATCTTCATAGTCGGTATTGCACTCACCTTCCCATATATGCAGGTACTTGTGATGGTTCTCAGCCTTACACTTCTCCATCTCAGCCTTGAGCTCATCAGGAAACCAGCCCATCTCGTCTGCATCCTGCCAGCCTACCTTACACACATAGATATCGTCGTCTTCATAGAATCCATTGGCTAGTAGTTCCTTCTCATAGGGAGCGACGTAACGTTGATAGGTGGCGTCCATCTCATCGGCTGGATTGAAACTTATCCATATCTCTGAGCCTGGCTTACGTATGGTGGGGATTAATAGATCCCAGGAGTACTCTGTAATAGCCTCAGCTTCCTCACACCAAACGATATCAATACCCTCCATTGATTTAATCTTGGTGGTGTTATTCTTGAGTCCTTCAAATATGAAGTTTGAGCCGTTATGGCCATTGATAGACTGTAGGCCCACATCATAGAAGTAACCTAAGCCGATACGTCCAGCAGTATCAGAGAGTAACTTGTGTACGGACTCGCGTATTGAGCCTTGTAGCTCTCGAGTGCATAGGATACGGGTTTCTTTATTGGCCGCAATGATTTGAAGGGCTTGGGCAAATGACCAGGACTTAAGCCCTCCACGCCCACCATAGAAAACCTTATAGCGTTTAGGCTCAAATAGTGGCCTGAACTTCTTGTGTATTTCAACAAGGTCTTCAGTCTTTTCCGCTAACAAACCTAACCCCTATGGAGTGCTCAATAGGTTGATCTGGATCGCCTGTATGCTCTACGGCTTTAACGTCTGGCAGGTACTTATTGACAAGTTTTAACTGTAGCTCTGTTGCTGTCTTGAGCCTATGTATATCAGAAGACTCTAATTCATTATTCAAGTCTTGTATTTTGCTAATGTTCTCAATGGCTTGCTGTAGCAGTCCCTTATTGGCTAACTGCTCTCGCAATGCCTCTTGTCTTATGCGCTTATTCTCTTGCGCTCTGCTTACACCAGAACCAGCCATTTATATATGTCCTCGATTTCTCGATGAGTTGACCGAACGCCATACTTCAATAGTTTGTTCTGCTCTATGTCGTTTAGCGTCCAGTAGATAGTATGATTCTAATACATTATGGTAGATTTCGATAGCTTTTCCATAGTCTTGATGGTTTTTTGCCCACATTTCGGACTTTGCTGCGCTATTTTCTGGTGATTCCATCATTAAACTAGCCAATGTGACCTCTAATAGCTTTTTTTCTGAGATTATAGAGGCTTTCAACCTGGCGTATTCTTCCTCGCTCTCGGCCAGGTATTTAACAGCCATCTCTACCCTGGGCAGGGTGAAGTATTCAGTGGCCATCAGTGCATTTCCTCATCTTCTGGATAGTTCAGCTTGAAATATCTCTCCGCCTTATCTATATGCTCATTAACATATCTAATCGTTTCATCATCTAAAATACCATCATCAATAGCGACCTGAAATAGCCGCTTGAATGTTTCATGGCTGTCATGAGCCATACCCAACAGTTTAAAAAACTCAATATCTTTTATATTGTCCATGATCTAAACCTCGCTTGAAATTCTGAATAAACTACGAAATATAAAGGCTTTTCTTCGCCACTCATGCCCATGAATTGAATATAAATACTCTCTTATGGTTTCATGCATACCTTTGTAGGCTTCACAGGATAGATCGGCTGCTCCTGTCTTGCTTTCATATGGCTTCTTATGAATAAAAAGCCTGTCTATTTTGTATATTAGCAATTTTGAATCTTCATCTATTGTGAGATTTATATTAATCACCGCCTATACTCCATGATCTAGCCCCACATAAGAACTCCTGCATATAATCCTTAACCGGCATGTATTCGTCAGGATCGCATTTAATATAAACATGGCTATCCTTCTGGTTCTTGTGGTTCTGGATCTCATAGACCTTAATAGAGTGGTTACTTTCACATTTCTTGATAAACCAGGCTACATCTCTAGCATGTTTCTCGCCTATTGCCTTTGCTACCTGGGTTTTTGTGAACTTAGCCCCTATTGGTAGGGTGTTTAAATAACCTTCAGCTAGTTGGGTTAAGCTTATGTCTTCTCTGTTCATTCTATTTGCTCCTTATCCGTCAAGCGCTAGCCGTGCAGTTCTTTGCCTAGCTTCTAGTAATAATCTGCTTGCTCTTTCCATTCATCAGGCTTAGCTATAACGCAAGCCTCGCAATGGTAATCACCTTCATCGTACTCATAACTGGTGCGCTCATAATAAACATTGTCGCCTGCTTTCATTTCCTTATCGCATGTTGCGCATGTTTCGCCTTCTTCCGCCTTAAACTCACAAAGTCTAAAGCCTGTTATTTTTAATGCTTCATCAATATTCATTCTATTTGCTCCTTAATCAACAATTCCGCCGCAGCATTTACACTGACCAGAAGCCAACTCTTCCTCATCATGTATTGACCCGCATTGACAGTAATCATTATCTTCGCCAAAAGAATCATCATAATAATCCTCACACTCACAGGAGCCGCCGCAATGTGCGCAGAATGGAGGCTCGATTAGTTCAGCGTTATATTCCTTCTCTTGTTCGGGTGTCATTCTATTTACTCCTTACCTGCGTTTAGGATGGCTACTTGGGCTTTGCCCTTATCTTGCTCGAACAGGTTAGCCCAAGCAGTATAAGCCTCAGCACAAGCCTCCCTCTGTTTCTTCTTGGCTTGTTGTATTGCCGCATCCATTTCGGCTTTGGTGTAGGTTTTAGGAGGATATATAAACTCTCTTGCCTTTCTGTTTCCGCTTCCATCCCATAAGTCTGCATCGTCAACAACGAGGCATCCAACATTAGGGCATATAAAGCCAATACCTTCCGCAATAACAAGTTTTGTTTTACACTCTGGGCATCTCTCACTCATCTACTTGCTCCTATTAGGCATCGCCCATGTTTTCTATCATGCTCCAGCCATTTACCATGTGTTCATAACTACCAGCCATCTCTTATACTCCTATTCTGTGTCTAATATTTTAATACCTTTCACTTCACCTACATGATCTCCTATATGATTAGAATGTAGCTGTAGAAGGCCGCCGTCACCTATTAAAATCTCATTATAGAACCAGTCAATGCCGTCTTGATCGTCCCCATGCATCACCTCATCGTCATATTCTAGTTCTATTTCAAGCCTTAATGTTTTCATCTCTTATACTCCTATTCTGTCTAGTTGTTCTTTAATCTGTTTGTTCCATTCCTTGATCATTTCCTCATAATCCTTTTTGTAATACTTAACCTGGTCTTTTTTCCTGGCTTCCATCTCATCAACTTTCTCTCTCCCATAGGTATCAATCATATACAGGGTGTATTGTTGGGCTGCTGTGCCATATTTCATGCCAAAACCATTACACCCCTTGCATTGGGGATGGATGTTTTCCTCAACTAAAGCCCAATAGCTTGATGAGCCTTTTGGTATGAAGTGACCACCATCCATACTTGACCATTTATCTATGGCTCCACACGTAACACACGTACAATAGCCGTTATCGTCAGCTGCTTTGAGTCTTACAAGCTTCTGGAGGGTATCCAGGGCTTTGGCTCTAGGTGTTTTCTTCATATTTCCCTCACCTTTTCATTATAAATCTGCTTACACCTGGCTAAATGCTCCTGTTTTGTCTCATCAGGGCGCTTAACTAGGCCTAAATTAACGTATATTTTCCGCATTTTCTCCAAAATAACGTCATCTTGAGGGGTTAAATGGTGAATGCAAAACTTATACTTAGGGCCGTGTACCTCATTCTTACAGTTATTATGTCCGCATAACCCTAATTGCATGACTGGCTTTTCTACTAAATCAACCACATCGTCGAATCTACGCTGATTTAAGTATGTACTGATAAACGGCCACCTATACGCATCTGGGTCATTTCTATCGTTCCTGGCCTGGGCTGCCATGTTTAACATGAGCTTATTGAATTCATCCTCTGTCAGTTTAAGCTTTTTAAGAGCTTGTTTAGCAGGAGGTTTGCCCCCTCTCTTGTTCTTGCAAAGATCACCAGGGTAGGCGAACCATATCTTTTCAAACATTTCATCTTCAGTCATTATTTTGTAGACCTTTCTTTTTTTAAATACATAACTAACCCCTGTCCTTTCGGACAATTTCTGCTAATAGGTACATTTCTGTAGACTATTCCAGTAAGTTATAGACATATATTTTTGCTATTTATCCGTTCAGTTCCTGGAGAACCTATCGGCGAGCCGGGGCGTAGTAGTTTCACTCGTTGCCAGGTTAGTTCACTGACATTCAACTCGCGCCTATAACTTATCTTCTATGGGTGTTTACATAAGGATAGAAATATTGAATAATACTTCCATCCTCTTTGTTTCCTCACGATTCAAACGATACTTGTAAACCTTCATTGTTGCAAGACCTTTTGCCTCTAACCTAGTTAGGGGCATTTTTTTGCCTATAATAAACTAAACAATATGATAAACGGTGCAACCACTATCAGGCAGTAAACCACCATAAACCATATCAACCAGAATAATTCAGCCAGTAATCGAATCATCTTGCCGCCTTTATCAGCTTTCTAATCAATTGAGATATAGACAGATCCTTACGTTCAGCCAGTTTAAAGGCCTTTTCTTTTAGCTCAGTTGATAATCTGATATGTAATGTTTCATTATTTTTCATAATATTCTCTATTTGTGTTGACTTGTGAGTTTATAGTGGCATACAATGTAAACACAGTCAAGCAATAAACAAGGATTAACAATGAGAAAAGACTACTACGAACTACCAGATGGCTACCGTATGTCATATCGTGGGGCCCCTCTTAAAGAGGAAGACTGGACAGAGAAACACATAGAGCACTTTGCCATTAACTCAGCCATTGAAGATGAGTGTACAGAATCCTGCGTATCTTCATTGTGTGATCAATGGGCAATGCGTAATTCACATGAGTTTCACTTATACGCCCATGGGGCAATAATTTTTGGTGGTATTAGCGATCTAGTAGCTGATGAGCTGGACTGGTTGAGGCAATTAAAAAGTTATTATATGGACGGCGAAGACAATGCATAAAGATATCTATCAAAGTAACCAGGAATACCATAACCGCCTACGTAGAGCGGCCTGGGAAGTCCGTAAACAGGTTTTTATCGATTTATACGGTAAGTACCCAGATCCAGACTATGCGGCCTACTACGGCGCCGACATGGCAGCATGGATTGATGCTGTTCAAACCTGGGATATTGTTAAAAACAATAAAAAAGAGTGGTGGGAATACCAGGAGGAAGATAACAAGTGGCTCGATGAGCAGGAAATTAACTTTATTAAGAGGCAGGCATTCTGATGAATACGTTCCAGGCATTAAATGTAATCGATGTCAGCAAGTTTGTTGAGCAGAAAGGGAAATTCTCCTATCTCTCATGGTCTGATGCAGTTAATGAATTATTAAGGGTTTGCCCTACTGCTACATGGACAATAAACAAGGGCCCTGAAGGCTGGCCATACACCGAAACCCCAGCCGGTTGTTTTGTCGAGGTTTCATTAACTATTGAAGGTGTAACCAGGACTCAGGTTCACCCTGTTCTTGATCATAAGAATCAGACGGTAACCAAGCCCAATGCTTTCCAGATCAATACAAGCATACAAAGATGTTTAGCAAAAGCTATCAGCCTGCATGGCTTGGGGCTATATATTTACCGTGGTGAGGATTTGCCAGATGAGACCCACAGATTTAAGCCTGGCGAGAAAGAAAAGATATATCAATGCGTTAAGGACGCTCTTGATAATGGTGATGAAACAGCCCTCAAGGAAGTGCTAGACGAATACGACTCGCCAGAAGAAAAGCAGAAAATATGGGGCATCTTCACATCACAAGAAAGGTCTTCAATTAAAGAGCTATTGAGTGATGACAAATAGAACAGGCGAAGCCGAAAGGATCAGGCAGAAGAAATTCAGGGATAAAAAACGTGCTGATGGCTACGTTCACCTGCAAGCCTGGGTGAAGCATGAGCACAGAAACAAGGTTAAAGAGTATATAAAACAGCTGGAGGGTAAATAATGCTTTTAATCATTCAAATAGCCTTATTCCTGGCGAGTCTATGGCTGTTCTTGTTCTTACCGCTATATATTTATTATGGATAACGACCTGAAATAAGCGGCTACGCTTTTCGTAGTCCGAGCCGTTTTTTGGCAGCTTGATTGATTTGTTATATTCAGTATTCATAAGGAAGGTAAAGGGCACTAATACTAGTTAAGTGCCTGGGTGGTAGCCAAGATGGAAAGGCAAGTGGTGTTTCTGTGTAGATATGGAGTAATTACCGGATGAAAGCAGATAACCGTAGAGCGTGGGTTCGATTCCCACCTACTCACCTTCACTTATGAGTATTGGAGAATATAACAGTGAATTAGACGACTGCCGCTACTTAGATAGGCGTCAGAATAGGAGTATAAGAGATGAGTGATAAATGCCATGAAAACTGCGTAGGTAAGCAGATGTGTTTGCGGCTAATAGAACAAGCCAAGCAGGAACAGAGGGAGAAAGTTTGCAAGTTACTTGATGATTTAATTACTGATGATTGTGACCAGCAATGGCTTGAAGAATTAAAGGAAGCCATCCTAAACGCAGGTAAGGAATAGGAGTATAAGAGATGAGTGAATATTCACAGGGCATTGCTAGTGATGGTGTTGTTATCTTAAAAGATGGATTACCCATGACCCCTGAACAGATAATTTCTGAGTTGTCTGGCATAGAAAAAACCAAGTCAGCTTGGGTAAGAGTTGACGACAAGGATTTATGCCCAAAGATCGAAATAAATTATCTAGTTTTCAGCAGACTGTGTGGGTTTAAGGTAGACATGCTAAACAGAATAACACCTAATACACCTTATAGATGGGGTTATGATGGTGTAACGCATTGGATGCCTTTGCCTCCTGCACCTACTGATAACTAACTGCGAATAGGAGTATAAGAGATGAGTTGTAAAATGTTTACAGAAGAATGCGACTGCCCTTATTGCAAAGCTGATAGAGAAAAGGAAAAGAAGAAACTTAAATCCAAACTGATAACCTACACCCAAGCTGAATACGACGCAGGTATAGAACAAGCCAAGCAGGATGCGGAAAGATATAGAGCATTAAGACATAGCTTAAGCAATGAGGATGGCTGTTCAACATTAGAGATGCCTGAAATATCAGTGCCATTTAGTAGTCATGAACAAACTTACACACCAGAAGGATTAGACAAGGCCGTTGACGATGCTATCGCCATCCTAAACGCAGGTAAGGAGCAAATAGATGTTTCCATACAAGATGATTAAAGAACAGGCAGAAGCAGCTGAGAGGCTTAAAAACGCGCCTAAGTACACACAAGCCGAATTAAACCAACAGAAGCTGGAATTGCTAGATGAGGCATTATCAATATTAGCTAAACATGCATCTCCAGGTTTTATTACTGGAGGCTATGTTGATATTGAAACAATAGCCCACGCCATCAATGCTCTTAAGGAGCAAATAGAATGAGCATACCAAAACAATGTCCTTCATGCGGTGGCTTCTGTGGTGGCGGTAAAGGTAAAGGCTGTCAGTATGGAAAGGAAGATAAGGACAGCACTGATAAATGGATTGAAGCCATAATAGTAGTGCTTAGAGGCGAACTTAAGAGTCAAGCAAAAGCCCACAAAGCCGAATTAAACCAACAGAAGCGGGAGTTGCTGGATAAGGTTCTTGCCTTTATTGCCAGTAGCGAGACATCATTATCACAAGACCAAGTAGATTTAGTCGAATTTATCTACACCATCAAGGAACAAATATAATGACACCCGAACAAGAGAAGGAATATAACCTTAAGTGTGCTGAGTTTATGTGGCCTGATATTCATACAGATGATTTGTCTGATTCATTTGACTCAGGAGTTTTGGTGTTTCTGACAGAAGGCAAAATCATGTTCAACCCAGCCACCGACATGAACGATAAAGCTAAGGTTATTGAGAAGATGAAACTTGATGTTTACTGGTGGAGTTCTTCGCAAATATGGGGATGCCAGCAGTTTAATGAGGAAGGCGAATCTGTGATAGACATAGCAGACAAATCCCGCACCAAGGCTATTGATAAGTGCATCTGTGCTGTATTGGGAATTAAGGCCGGCCTTTGAAAGAATTAATCCCATTCACCCCGAAACTGGCCGTTACTATAGAGCCCCAGGCAGTAGTTATGGGGAGAAATAAACCGGTCATAGCATCAATAGCTGCTTTTGATTCTGCTTGGACACCCACCCCAAAAGAGTGCATAAAGATTAATATCGTAGTAGCTACCAGGTAAAACCCATATGCTGTACAGGCAAACCTGGAAAGTTCCCTTCTCATTATGCCGTTAGGGTCGAGAGTCTTTATAAATAAGGCTTTTGCCTCTGCAGTTTCCTTTTCAGTCTCTATTGCTTCACTGGCTATTCGCTCTATAGAACCAACAACACCTGAATTAAAGAACCCCAATATCTTGCCTAGCATAAGTCACCTATTCTGTTCCGTTTCTACAGTGCAATTCATAGCGGATATTTGCTACACCATCACTCATGCTTATTACTTTAATGATTAGATTCCAGTCATTAGTTGTGTATTCGGTATAAGTGAAGTTTCCCGCACCTGCGTTGTAGTTCTTTGCAACCATAGCGCATTGACTATCTAAAACCTCAAAATCATCATAACCAGATGTTTCAGTGCCTTTTAACTTAACTACCTTGCCCTCGTCAAGAGGGACAGTACCAGCCGCCGGCCTTGATAGTCTTTCAACTATTACCTCTCCCCTGGCATTGCCGTTTCCATCAGGTTTCACGGTTGCGCCGCAATCATATATTTCTGGCTCATTATCTGCATTAGTAATATCAATCGGAAAATGACAGATACTCTCATCTAGCCTTGGATCTGCAATCACAGCAAAAGGAAGAAATACTGCTAATAGTAAATATTTCATATATCACCTATGGGTTAAAAACATCAATGTCGCCCGTCCGTCTGTCGCCTACCTCAATATGTAACCAGGTAGCTGTGTATTCAACATTCTCCATCCTGGAGATAAACGGGAATTTATGCTGATTATTCAAAATATAATAATACATATACTCATTGGTACAATCTGAAAACTTCAAATCAGCCGCACAGCCAAAATAATGGGCCGAATGATTCGCCTTGCCGTTAAGGGGCTTCTTAGGGCTTCTAAGGCCAGAATTGATGAAAGAGCCACCACTACCCCAGTCATTGACTGTAATCGGCCCTGACTCCCTCCTGATGTCTTCCAGGGTGGTTACAAGATTAGGATGAAGGAAGTCTAGGACTCTTGGCCCCAGATCATAGATATCAGGATGGATTAACTCTTGAAGGCTGAAATTAGTGCTTATTTTCATGTTTTGCCAGGTAGTCTTCAATGACATTCAATCTATGTAAAACAATCTGTTGGTATACGTCCATCTTGTGAATCTTTTCTTCAAGTTCCTTATAATTTACAGGGTGTATCTGGTCGCGTACAGGAGGACTGTAAGCATTGAGCAAAGAGCCTGTATTAGAACCAAGAACCACAAATAACGCGGCTGCGTAGATCCTCCAGTCTTTTTCCATGATTGCCCCTTTTCTGCGCCTTTTACAGATTGTACGTTATTGGTCATTTTTCTATACCTGTCATTTTAGATAGGTTTTAACCTGGCTAGATCACACTTGCCTTGTCTTGCTAACATAGTCTGCAATGTCAGCAAATGGATCGCACACATCTTTTAAATAATTCCCGATATCAGAAACCATCTGCATTTGTACGAAGCCATGCTGATCAACACCAGGATTTTGGTCTGCTGCAACAAAATCCTCGTCGTGAAAATATAATGTCTGACAGAAAGCCAGCGCATTACAAACCCAGTTAAAGTTTTTTCGCCAATCTGAGGCAGCGTTGTATGGCATATTTGTATTATTCGCCATATCATAGGTGGTAAATAACTGCATACCTCTAATCTTTCGCTTGTTGTGCAATGAATTTAAGCGTATTTCGGAGCGTTGCTCCATTCCCCTTGATTGGCTAGACACGCCAACCCCACGAACAGCAACAAAGCCCTTCCCTGTTTGTGTTGTATCATTGCCTTGTGATGAAACCTTGCTGTTATCGGAGCTAAGCAATTCTAATGTAGCATCATCCCATGAATTAGAGCCGCTATTAAAATAAGCGTCTTCTTCGTCAAAGATCAGGCCGTTGCTCTCCCATACAGCCTTATCTGCTTCATACAGTGTATTAATTGCTGTTTTTGTATAGTCAGTTGAATAGCCTTCATTATCAAGATTCTGGCCTAATACTGGGTTTAATGTGTGGTCGTGCCAGCAATACTTAAACGGCTTGCCATGATACTTCTTTAAATCAGACTTAACCGCTTCTGACATATTTTCAAAATACAAAGTATTACTGTTGAATATGCCTGACCATATAACGCCATTACCTGCGTAGCTGGCGATTTTAGAAATTACACCGGCATCCTCATGCACGTATTGACCATTAATATGGTCGATATCAACACAAATAGGGGATTTTCTAGGCGGAGCCGACATTTCGCCATCATTAATCGCTGCTTGTACAAGAAAATGCAAAATAGCATGGTTCGTCGTGAAGATTGACGACATATATAGCCCTGCACCGCTGCCTGTTGTACCTTTCCACATTGCTACATTTCCGGCATTTGCCTGTGCTGTGCCACCTGTGCCACTTGGTTCATTCGCTGAAACCGTCATCAAAGCAATACCATCTGTTAATGCATAACTACCGCCATATGCAGCTAGATATTCAGAATCAGTAAAGGGTGACGTATAAAAATCATCACTCAGAGCCGTTCTTCCGCCCGTTATCCCTGGAGTCGAGCCGAAATTAACCGCATTACCTGAAGCCATCATTGCAAATATAGGAATAGTAATATTTGCATCATCAATGATTGTTCCAAATCCAGTATTGATTGTGGGAATAATCAAAACATCATGATCATTTATATAAGCGTCAGAAGGCATGTTGGTACTCATTGCCATGTGATGACTAATACCCATACCCTGAAGGCAAGCCCGTATAAAAAGAATATCGTTCCCAGAATTCCCGCCTTCTTCTGCACCTGGCTTTACAACAATTAATGCCTTCATATTATCCGCCCCTGCCTGTTAGATAAACTTGAAAATCAAGCTGTGTCCCTGACTGTGCGGCGGTAGGTGTGACCTCGACTTTAACGTATTGGTCATAGCCATAATTTGCAGCGTCGAGGACTTCCTGAATAACTTGCGCCTTTGCGCCTGCGGATACGGTTTTAACCGGATAAGCATCAGCCGCCAACCCAGACCGCGAAAAGTAAATTGTATAAGCAAAATCAGGCGAAGCATTGCCGTTCATAATCACAATCGAACGCGCATTAGGATTTATTTCACGCATCTCTAACCATACGCCAGGATTTGCCGTTGCTACCGTTAAGGCGGTTGGGTTTGCGTCTGTACCGTGAAAGAAATCAAGAAATACGTCCCTTTCTGGGCGGTTGCTGTTGTCGCTTTTTATATTGACGTCATCCGCTCCGTTTGTTTTAGTTGGTGGTGTACCGCCACCGCTTGATATAACTTGTCTCATAAAATCACCTATTCTGTTAAGGCTGCTGCCCCTGTTGATAGCCCTGTTGAAAGGCTCATTAAGTCTCTAGCTATTTTATCCGGTATCTTTGCATCCTTGAATATCTGAGCTAATTCATCAGGAGTGATACTCGGATTAAATAACTTCTGTGCTAAATCATCTATAGTGGATTTAGGAAGCTCTGACCTGCTTAAAAGCCCTTTAGCTGCTCTCATTGCCCCATCAATACTGCTTACAGCCTCCAGGCTGGTAGGAGGCTTAGTAGATAAAAGACTTTCAGCCATTTGCCTGGGCTGAGTCTGTGAGCCGCCTATAACGGCATTTTTTGTGCTCTGGAATACCCTTTCAGATTCTATCTGATTGGTTATAGCTTCCAACATGTCCTTAGCTTTTGGATCATCACCAAAAACAGCCCTTAGTTTAAATTGCGCGTTAGGTGTTCTTAACATATTAAACATGGCTGCGCCTTCCTGACGGTTACCTGATTTCTCTAATATATCGGACACGACGCCTTTTAGCATGGCTTCACGCTCTGATTTGCCTAGCCCCTGGGTCATTTCGAACACATCATCGGTAGACGTTCCAGGCTTAAGCAGGTTTTTACCGTTGTTCATAGCGTTAATTAGCTGGCTATCACCGGCCCATACATCACGCGCCTGCTTATAGTATGGGTTTTTACTATCAAGATGTGTTAATAGCTCATTCTTGATATTTAGAACCCTTCGACCTTCTTTAGAGATGGCGCCAGTGCCTTCAGCTCTAGGGGTACGCTCAAATATATCGTCTAATCCTTGCTTGATCTCATCCCATGCCCGCATATCTGGTATGGCTTTTGCTTTCAATGAAACAGGGTTTCCCGCACCATCCTTGATAATTTCAAATATGTTAGGTAATTGACGTCCCTCATCTGCTGCCGCTATCTGGGCTTGTGTCCAGGCTCTAGCTACTGATGGGCGCTCTAACAAATTCATAAGTTCCGGCGTTAAATCAACACTGTTACTGTAGGCTTTCTGATACAGAGGTTTAGCCGCCATGCTTCTATTTCCCGCTGCTTCCTTGATTTCCTGGTTTAATGTCCTCATGCCAGGTGACACCGCTCTAATCTTTTCTAATACCCTGCCAGCCATATTCTGCGATCTGTTTTCAAGCATATCACCCGCAACAGCTCTGGCCCCAAATGACTTACTGGTTACACCCTGGCCAACAAACCTTAATACATCGTCAGCATCTGCAAGCGTTGCCTCTGGGCCTAATTCACCCATTTTGCCAAATAACTGTGATGGGCTAGTGCCTGATTCCTCCAGGGCATCCGCTATGATCTGGTCTGATGTTCTTGCCTTTGTGCCAAAAACACCCCTTGCAGCCCTTCCGCCAAGCTGAGTAAGTGGCGCCATTAAACCGAATGGAGCAGACATAATTACATCTTCTGCCACTCCGCCAATATCATCCTCCTGGGAGAATCCAGCACCCGCTAAACTTGCCTCGGTAACGCCTGCTGCTGTCGTCCTCAACAGTGAGGGAGCCGTACCAAGAGCCGCTGGAGCTGTTGCTATACCGGTAGTTATACCACCGGCTGCCTTTAACACTGGCGACAGGATAGGGTTTAATTCATCATATTTGTTATTGGCTTGAGCGTTTGCATTTTGCAATCTATCGTATGTCTGGCCGTAAGACTCCCCTTCCATGCCTAAGAATGGAGCCATTATCGCGCTGGAAATCTCATCACCAAAACCTAAAGAAGCACCTTGACCAAAAGCATTAAGATGACCTAATAGGCCGCTCCCGCCTTCTGGTTGCTTTGCTTCTAACTCAGCTAATCTAAGTAGTTCTTCGGCTGTCATCGGATTATAGTCCCGCGCATCGATTCGCGCCTTTGCTTCTCTTTGAGGTATTGCAATTCTGCTTCCTCAGATGCAGATCTAGTCGCTGGTGGCGGCCTGCCTCCTAGCCCTTGTGGAACTTGCATAGGCTGATTATTGAATGTACCCGTTCTGATCTGTGATAGAGGGACATTCTGTTCAGTGGCGATCAAATCATATTGTTTAGCAATAGCATTAGCCTGGTCAAGTCTGCCATTCATGATATTAGTCATGACCTCCGCAATACCCCTTCTAGCCTCTGGGCCTAGCGTTGATTTGCCTTTAAGGCTGTTCACCATACCCACCAGGGAATCGACAGGGCCGCCGGTTCTCTGCGCTGCATCCTGTTCCTCGCTTCTAACTACTGATCGAGGATCTAATGCTTTCATAAATGAGAATATAGCCGCTAAACTACCCGCGCCGGTATCGCTCTGCAATGCTGTGATCGTGGTCTGGTAAGCTGTTCTCGCCTCATTAAAGCCTTGTAGCTGCTTGGCTCGCTCGGTTCTTAATTTGTTTCCCTGCTCCATGAAATGCTTTGTCATGTCCTGCTCTGCTTGGGTCATGCTGGCCTTATTAGCCTGATCCTGGAGTTTAGGCGTTAATAGAGAGGTTATTTCTTGAGGTTTAACCCCTCCAGCCAATAAATTACCTACAGCGTCAGTCTGTTGCTCAACATTGCCTAATAAGCCACTTTGTCCTATCTGCTGGCGTTGTTGCCCAGGCTGCATCGGCCCCTGTTGCTGCCAGCCCATTGAGCCTATATTCTGATCGATTAGCGAGCCTTTCTGATCCTTTGCGTTTTGGTTTTGATAAGCGTAGTACTCATCAAGACCATACTTGCCCAGACTCCCAAGTAGTAACCCGCCTAATAAATTTAGTGCCATATATCACCCGCCTGGTTTTGGTGCTGGAAGGGACATATCCCATTGGTCGGTTTGCGAACCACCACCCAATACAGTAGGACTACCCAGAATAGAGGCATAATTAGCATAAGGGCTAAAGACTGTTGACCAGTAATTATTGGCAGGATTAAACCCTAGATTCTGTATATCACCCGCCATGCCTAATGCTTGCCCACTAAACTGATCAGCCATACCATAAGCTGAGCCCATCTGCCCCAATGCGCCTAACTGGTTCTGCATCTGTGCCTGGAAGTTATCCGACAGCATGTTATTCACAAAGGCCGAGGCTTCCTGGTTCGCGCTCTGAGCCGCTAAACCTTGAGCTATGCCTTGCCTAGATCCGCCGCTTGTATTCGTCATAGCGGCCCCTGTATTAATCCCTGGCATGATGTTCTGGTTAAAGTTCTGACTTAATTGATCTAGTCCAGACTGAATAGAGCTATTTAATGCCTGGTTTTGCATCTGTCCGGATGCCATAGCCTGTAAATAAGGATTATTGGCAAATTCAGCACTATAGCCACCGCCTAAAGCATTCTGATAAGCAGGATTGACCTGGTTCGTGATGCCCTGGGCATAATCAAAGCCTGTTATCGCATTGACCCTATCAGGAGCATTCGCAGGGATTCCAGTTATATTGGAATACAGGTTTTGCAGATATGGCTCTTGTGTGCTCCATACACTGGCCGGATCTGTTGTTGAT